CGACGTCAGATGCGCTGGACAAAAGGCTGGAAGCCGGAGGTCTTTGAGGACATCAGCGAGTCGTTCGAGCGTGTGTCACCCTATGACTGCTTCCCCTCTCCCAACGCGGTGACGCCGCAGGACGGCTACTTCATCCAGCGCCACCAATTGACGCGGGCATCGCTGTCCAAACTGATCGGCGTTCCTGGGTACAACGACGACGCCATCCGCGCGGCGCTTGAGCAGTACGGGCGTGGTGGTCTGCGCAACATGGAGCAGGGCGACTCCGAGCGCCACCTGCTTGAGGGCAGGAACAACACGCTGATCGGCACTGAGATCATCGAAGCCGTCGAGTTCTGGGGCTCCGCCTCGGGCTACATGCTCCGCGAGTGGGGCATGAAGAACGTTGAGGATCACGTCGAGTACGAAGTCAACTGCTGGAAGGTTGGCTCGCACACGATCAAGGCGATCAAGAACCCTGATCCGCTTGGGCGTCGTCCGTACAGCAAAGCAGCCTGGGAAAACATCCCTGGTGCGTTCTGGGGCATGGCTCTGCCAGAGATCATGCGAGACACCCAGGTCATCTGCAATGGCGCCGCTCGCGCCTTGTCGAACAACATGGGCATCGCGTCAGGTCCCCAGGTGGAGGTCAGCGTTGACCGCTTGCCTGATGGCGAGAACCTGACCTCGATGTACCCCTGGAAGATTTGGCAGACGACGTCTGACCGCACTGGCGGCGGACAACCCGCTGTTCGCTTCTTCCAGCCCAACATGAACGCTGAGACGCTGATGAACGTCCTTCAGTACTTCCAGAAGGTGGCTGATGAGGTCACCGGGGTGCCGAACTACGTCTACGGCAGCAGCAACGTCAGTGGCGCTGGACGCACCGCAAGCGGCTTGAGCATGCTGATGGAGAACGCAGCCAAGGGCATCAAGCAAGCGATCCTGAGCCTGGACAAAGCAACGTCCGAAATGCTCACTCGCTTCTACGACCACTTGATGATCTATGACGACGATGTCAGCATCAAGGGCGACATGCAGATCGTCGCCTCCGGGATCGTCGGGACCCTCCTCAAGGAGACCCAACAGCAGCGCCGCAATGAGTTCATGCAGCTGACTGCCAACCCATTCGACATGCAGATCATCGGACCCGCTGGTCGTGCAGAGCTTCTGCGCGAGACCGCCAAGTCCTTGAACATCGATGTCGACAAGATCGTGCCGAAGCCTGATGAGATTCTGATGGCTCAGCGCGCGCAGCAGGAGGCTACCGCAGCTGCAGCCGAACAAGCTCAGCCGCAGCCGCCCCAACAACCGCAGCCTCCGATGCTGCAATAGGAGATCACATGGGAAAGTTTGCATCATTCGTCTCTGGCGCAGGTCAGGGCGCACTGGCGGCGAAGCGCTACCAGGACAGTCAAAAGCGCATGGAAAAGCAGGATGAACTGCTGCGCGATGTCTTGGCTGGGAACATGAAGAAGACGCCGGAAAGCAACATGACAGCCCCCGGTCCAGAGGTTCCGCTCAATCAGTTCACTGACGAGCAGCTTGACGAAATGAGAAAGCGCCCCGGCTATAGCGCCGGTATGGCTAACGGCGGGATGGTCCAGCCGATGCCGCAACACTGGGACAAGATGTCCTGGCAGCGCGCCTCATTCAAGAAGTGATCACACCAAAACAGCGCGAAGTCGTTGAACGCCTGAGACGGGACTCAGACTTCCAACACTTCGTGCAGTACCTTATTCAGGAGAGGGAAGCGAAGCGAGATGACCTGGAGGCGGCAACCGCCGCAGTCCAGGCTCACAAGCTGCAGGGCTACTGCCTCGCGCTTTCCGACCTGATAAAGCTGTGTTCGACTGAACACAGGTAACCCGCCGGGGAAACCCGGCATCAACCCGCCCTGAACTCCGGTCACGTAGGCAGAGACTCCGATGAGGCTCTCTTGCGCGTAGGACATGGCTCAGAGGAAATTTAATGTCACGACTACCAAGAGCAGTTGAGAAGCAAGCCGAGCTTGCGGAACAAGCGTACCAACAAGCGTATGGAACTCCGGATGGCACCACACCACCGGCTCCAGCACCAGCCGTCGATCCAGCACCTGCTGAACCGACTGATCCGAAACCGACTGAACCTGTCGACAGCGCTCCGCCTGCGGAACCCGCGAAAACAGATCAGGCGCCTGCCGATAAATCCGCCGATGAGAGCGGCGACCTTGACCACTGGAAGCAACGCGCCAAAGTGGCTGAGGGTCGTCTTGCGAAAGAGATGCCCCGCATGGCTCAGACGATCCGCGAACTGCGTGATCAGCTGGCTACTGCAGAGCAGAAGGTCGCATCACTCGAAACGCCTGCGCCCACCAACGACGGCATCAAGCCGGAAGAGGTTGAGCAGTACGGAGCGGAGTTCATCGACATGGTCAAACGCGCTGCAAAGAGCGCGAATGGCGTAGACGGTGATGTCAAGAAGCAGCTTGAACAGGTCACGGAGGCGCAGCGCAGGGTCGCACGTCAGGCGTTCTTTGAATCACTGAACCGAGACGCTCCGCAGTGGGAACAGCTGAATACCGATCAGGACTTCCTGAACCACCTCTCAGGGCTCGACCCGTATACAGGTCGCCCGAGGCAGGAACTCTTTGACGACGCTTATGAAAAGCTCGATGCATGGCGCATCGCCAACTTCTTCAACTCCTTTGAGCAGTCGAGACAACCAAGCACTGAGTCGCGACCGCCAAGCCGCGCTGATCAGGTAGTGCCGTCCTCGACGAGGGCAGCGCAACCTGCAGCAGCACCGGCAAAAAGGGTCTGGACCACGGAGGATGTCGCTCGTTTCTACGACGACGTCAGGCGTGGAAAGATCGCTGAGGCAGAAGCGGCTCGGATTGAATCCGACATATTCGCCGCTCAATCTGAAGGGCGCTTTCGTTGAAGCAGACAATCCCGTCTGACGCGAACGCTTAACAAACAGGGGGCGGCGAGGACATACAACCAAGGAGTTTCAAATGTCCATCGCTGTTTCTGGAAACTACTACGGCGCCGGTTCCGGCACCGACGGCTACACCGGGAAGTTCATCCCGCAAATCTGGTCCGGCAAGCTCCAGGTCAAGTTCTATAGCTCGACCGTTCTTTCCGAGATCACCAACAACGACTGGGAAGGCGAGATCAAAGACCAAGGCGACAAGGTCGAGATTCGCACGATCCCCTCGATCACCATCAGTTCGTACAGCAAAGGTCAGACCCTGTCTTCTCAGGTCCCGACCAACAGCGTGATCGAACTGAACATCGATCAGGGCAAGTACTTCCAGGTCGTCGTAGACGACGTCGATGAGGTGCAGGCTGACCTCAAGCTCATGGACATCTTCACCAATGACGCTGCTCAGCAGATGAAGATTTCCGTGGACACCGATGTGTTGGCTGGCGTGAAGAACGCTGCAGCTGCTGCCAACCAAGGCGCATCTGCCGGTGTTCTGTCCGCCAACATCAACCTCGGCGACGGCAACGCCACTGGTGGTCTGACCGGCGTTCAGCTGTCCAAGACCACGGTCATCAACAAGATCGTGGAAATGGGTCAGGTCCTGGACGAGCAGAACGTGCCTGAAATGGGTCGCTGGATGGTCATCCCTGCGTGGATGGCAGCCATGATCAAGCAGTCCGATCTGAAGGACGCCTCGATCACTGGCGACAACCAGACCCCGCTGCGCAATGGTCGCCTCGGCACCATCGACCGCTTCACCCTCTACGTGTCGAACCTGTTGCCCACCGCAACTGGCGCGGCTCGTATGTCTGGTGACGCGGGCGCTGGCACCGTCAAGGGCACCTACGTGTACGCAGGTACTCGCGACGCTATCACCTTTGCTTCGCAGATCACCAAAGTCGAAACGCTGCGTTCGCAGTCCACGTTCGGAAACATCGTCCGTGGCTTGAACGTGTTTGGCTACAAGGTGATCAAGCCCGAGGCTATGGTCGAAGGCTTCTTCTACGCCTGATGAGTAGGGCGGGCTGGGGCAACTCGGTCCGCCCTTTCTTCCAATGCTTCTACGACACAAACGAAACGGCAATGTTTATGCGTATGCCAAGGTCCTGATGGACTCTGGCGATTACGAGATTTACGAAGAGCCCAAGCCCGCAAAGGTTGAGCCTGAGCCCGCAAAGGTTGTTCGTCGCAGAAGGTCAGCCATCCCAAAGACCGGAGAGCCACATGGCACAGACACCCAATGAAATCCTCACCAGGGCTGGAGACATCCTTCAGGACCAAACCAACGTCCGTTGGGCGCAAGCCGAGCTGCTCCGCTACCTGAATGATGGACGTCGCGAGCTTGCGATCCATCGCCCCGACATTTACTCATCGACCTTCGTCTTGACGCTGGTTGCTGGGTCTCAGCAGTCCATCCCAACGGATGGCAACCGCTTTCTCGATGCAGTCCGCAACATATCTGCTGCCAACGCAGTGGGTCGTGCAGTCCGCGTAGTGGAGCGGGAAATCCTTGATGCGCAGTTGCCCGACTGGCATACCGAGACGTCATCGACGAGCCTCAAGCACTTCATGTTCGACGAGCGCAGCCCGAAGACGTTCTACGTCTACCCGCCTGCCACCGCTGGGCACAAGCTTGAGATCGTGTACTCGAAGTCTCCGGTCGACATCACGTCCGGCGATCTGTCGTCTACGTCGATCCTGTCAAACGAGGACATCTACTCTGGTGTGCTGCTGGACTACATCCTGTACCGCGCATTCAGCAAGGATAGCGAGTACGCCGGTAACATGCAGCGCGCTGGCGTTCATTACCAGATGTTCGCCAACAGCCTGGGCATCGGCAATCGTCGTCGCTACGCCACTTCACCCAATGTCGCAAACATGGATGGCGTTCCATCCAAAGCGACCCAACTTGACGCGGCGTAAACATGAGCGCAACGCTTGACAACTTTTACGCATACGTCCTGCCTGAAGTTCCTGGTTGCCCAGAGATCACTGCGGATGTTGCAATCAGGTCGGCGTTGATTGAGTTCTGCGAAAAGTCTCTTGTAGTTCAGCGCGACCACGATCCAATATCTGTGTTGAAGGGCTTGGTTGATTACGACCTTGAGCCCCCAACAGGGCAGCTGGTGGTAAAGGTACTCAAGGTCTGGTTCCAATCCAAGGAGCTTGACCCGGTGGCTCCAGACAACATCGACAAAGCAGAGGTTTACAACACTCTCTTTGCAAACGCCGATGTAAGTCAGGCAGACCCAAGGCAGTACTTGCAAAAGGATGAGCGAACCATATCGCTTTTCCCGATCCCAAAGGAAAGCGCCGCCAACGCGCTGACTTTGCGCGTTGCTCTCAAGCCAACACGGACCGCGACCTCGTTCGAGGATGTCTTGTTTCAGGACTATGCAGAGGTCATCGCTCATGGAGCGAAGTGCCGCCTGCTTGGGATGGCGAACAAGCCCTGGACGAACGGTCCCGCAGCAGCAAGCGCGCTGACGCAATTCAATTCCGGAGTGAATGTTGCACGTCAACGCGCATCGCGCGGCAACACGCGGGCTGAAGTGCGCATTCAACTTACTGGAGTCTGAAGTGGCAGAAAAGATCAAGCTCGTACAGGGCGACTCGCTGCCCTACATCAACCTCACGTTGACAGACGACTCCACTGGAGCGGCGCTCAACCTATCAGACCCAGAAACAGTTGTTCGGGTCTATTTCCGTGCGTCAGGATCAACAACGATTCTGTCGACCATCGTTTGTTACAAGGTAAACGGAGGAGCCGATGGAAAAGTAAGGTTCGATCTGTCATCCGTGTCAACGGTTCCATCGGGGCTATACGAAGCCGAAGTCGAAATCGACTTTGATGGTTTATCGCAAACAGTGTACGAAACACTGAAGATTTTTCTCCGTCCTCAATTTGCTTAAAGGAGCAAGAACATGTCCGCAATGTCCGATTATTTGGAAAACAAACTGGTTG